CTGTTCTATATCAGAACTGGAATTAGCCATCAAGATTGTTTACGAGGCTATTAAGCACCGCAGAGCCAGAGCGATTGTCAAGGAAGTGGCATGACCAGAGTTTGTGCCTTGTGCAACAAGATAAAACCAATGTTAGGCGGCAAGCTCATGCGAGTGCTTGGTTTGCGCTCATGGGTCTGCTCTGCTTGCTATGCCAAGGCAAGTAAGTGAAAAAAGTATGGAAACCGCACTACTTCAAACACTCAGGGCCGATAGAGCCAGATCGCACGATCTTGGAAATGGCACGAGCCAGAGAACTCCTGGTGCATTGGGAGTTGACCAAGGACAAGATCCATGTGGACAAGCTCCTAGCGTCATCAAACAAAGTCTATGGCGAAAACGCAGAGGAACGCATCAGAAACTGGATGAGAGTGATCAGAAACAATGAGCGATAACACTAAAAGGAAGTTTGTAATATCCCCTGTTAGGGCTTTATATGATGAGCGTTTGACGTTTGGAACATATAAAGTTTTAAACCTGATCTGTAGCTACTGCGACAAGAAAGGCATTACTTGGGTAAGCCAACAGACATTATCTGAGGATATGAAAGTTACTAGGCAAGCGATTACCAATCAGATTATCAAACTAAGGAAGCTTGGTTATCTTGAGATTATCAAGAAGGGTCACAGACATAGCCACAGTAATACAATCAGAGTGATCTTTGATGACACTCAACTAGTAGTTGATCAACTAGAGGTAGATGATGTTAACCAAAAGAAAAAGGTGCTAGACATGATCAATAAAGCATTCAACAGGCCAGCTCAACTGGATGCTGCCAAACCAACAAAACGTGATGAAAGTCCAACAGTAAAAGCCATGAAAGAACACATCCAAAGAGTGAAAAACAAGGTGTCATAGGACACTCCCGAGTGTCCTTTAAAACAAAGTTACAGGACACTCCCCAGTTTCCCTAAACACACCATGTTTACATTTAACTTTATACTTTAATCACATAAAGGTTAACCTTATGTTCTTCAGCGCAACCAAGATTTCACAAAGCAATCACAGCTTGGTTTCGCAGAACACAAGTTTTAGATAAAACTGAAGAGATGAACACACAACTGAACAACAAAGCAATGAAACACGCTAGAACGCATTTAAAGGCATCTAGGTGAGTTTATTTTGATGACATGGCTACATGGGTAGCTTGTACACTTCTCAAACGCTTGTAGATCGTTTTATGAGGTTTGTACAAAAGTGATAGATTTTTAACCAAAGGAGATAGATGATGGCATTTGACAAAAAGTATGAGAAGAAGCCTGGTGATGGATCAGTGTTTAAGAACACTGAGATGACCGAAGAATGGCACTTTCCGTATACAGGTGAGATAATCCTGCCAAACGGAGATTTGCATTATGTGAACATTAAGCCAGGCAAGACCAAAGCTGGTGATCACTGGTTCCAAATTAAGATTGGAAAACCAAAGACTAAGAAGCCTGATAATCAGCAAGATAATCAGAAGGCTACAGTAACTCCGATATTCAAGTCTGAAGACTCGGATATTCCTTTTTGATTAGATAATGCCAGCAGGACGCAAACCATCTATCCATAGCAGGTTCTTTTACAGAGAACTGTCTATGGAAGACAAGATCGTTCTCAGCGCTGCTGGACAAGGCAACATAACCCACGGCTTCAAGCACCTCATAGACTGCTACCAAGTGCTTTGGAATCGTGGCTATAGACCTGATCAAGACCTCACCCAGTTCTTAGCAACACAGAAGATTCCCGAGGAATCTGTGAGTTAACATAATAACTATGCAAGGATTGCATAACCTATAGTGACAGATAAAGTAAAAACATCAGACTATTAGGTAGATTTAAGTCACAAATAGATTTGGCATGGAATGTACGTAGTTATACGTATGTCACACTACTTTCAGGATCACTACGTGAGCTACAGGTTGGTGGAGATAGCACCATCTGTCCCTCATGCACTCGCTGAACTGGTTTGCCAGCCAAGCCCTCCCAATCGAGTTATCAACAGGCCAGTTGTTATAGTTGTTCACAATTTGCAGTGCATAACTATTAGGTGGGTTACAAAGTACACACAAATCTGTGGATAACTATGCGTCTACTTAACATAATGATCGTTGTATGTAGTAGACTCGCCAAAAGTGCCAGTTTGGTGGGTAATTCTTAGGGTTTTCATGGGGGGGGTGGTCTGGGTCGCTGTCAGTGAAATTGATGGTACCCCCTCCCCTCTTAAAAAGCTAAAACGTCAATTGGAGCAAGTGTGCAATCTGTGGTGAAAAAAGCAGGAAGGCCAGTTGGTTCATTCAAGATGACCATGGAGCGCTTTGCTAAGAACCCTCCTGCCATACTGCCTAAGACTGATTCACAGAGGCTCAAAGAGCTTAAAGACATCATGCTTCGGGGCGGTGGTAAGCACGTTGCTGAGAAGGTGATTGAGATTGCACTGAATGATGATCATCCTGCACAGATGGTAGCTCTGAAGATGTGCCTAGATAGGACGCTGCCTATCTCAATGTTTGAGAAAGACAAGAGCCAGCGCAGTGCAGTCACGATCAATATCACTGGCATTGGTGAGCCTACTCTGATCGACTCAGAGACCAGTGAGGTCACAGATGTCTGATTTGAACTTTAGCTTGCTTCCTTGGCAACAAGAGGTCTACGCTGACAAAACAAGGTTTAAGGTTGTGGCGGCTGGTCGCAGGTGTGGTAAGAGCCGCATGGCTGCAATCAGTTTGCTCATTGAGGGTCTCAAGTGTCCACCTGGCAGTGCTGTTCTATATGTGTCTCCTACTATGGGACAGTCGAGGCAGATCATTTGGGATTTATTGCTAGACCTTGGCAGAGAGGTCATTCAGGGCAGCCATGTGAACAACTTGGACATCACTCTGATCAACGGGGCGAGGATCTATGTGCGTGGTGCTGACAGACCCGATACCTTACGAGGTGTGTCGCTGACCTATGCGGTGCTTGACGAGGTTGCTGACATCAAGCCAGAGGCTTGGGAGCAAGTCATTAGAGCCTCTCTGTCAGACAAAAAAGGAAGAGCCTTGTTCATTGGGACTCCCAAGGGGCGCAACTGGTTCTATGACACTTGGAAGCTCGGTGATGAGGGAGAAGACGAGGATTGGAAGTCTTGGCACTTCACCACTGCTGACAACCCCCTGATTGACCCTAAAGAGATTGAGTCTGCCAAGAAGACCTTGAGCAGCTTTGCTTTCAAACAAGAGTACATGGCAAGCTTCTCCAATGCGGGAAGCAACTTGTTTCGTGAAGAGTGGATCAAGTACGACACAGTGCCTGAGCATGGCAGTTACTTTATTGCGGTGGACTTGGCTGGCTTTGAGGACGTTGCCAAACAAGCGGCTAATTCTAAGAGGCGGCTCGATGAGTCAGCTATTTGCATTGTCAAAGTGACTGACGATGGCAAGTGGTATGTGAAAGAGATCAAGCATGGCAGATGGGATATCAGAACCACTGCAGTGAATATCTTGATGGCAATCAGGGACTACAAGCCCCTGTCCATTGGCATTGAAAAGGGTGCGCTCAAGAATGCGGTGCTGCCCTACTTGTCTGACCTCATGCGAAAGTCAAATATTCATGCTCACATTGCGGATCTGACGCATGGCAACCGCAAGAAGACGGACAGGATCATCTGGGCGCTTCAGGGCAGGTTTGAGCATGGGCGCATTGTTTTGAATTCTGAAGAGAACTGGGATGAGTTCACTGACCAGCTTTTTATGTTTCCTGCGCTCGGAGTCCATGATGACTTGCCAGATGCGCTTTCTTATATTGATCAACTGGCTGTAACGTCCTATTTCGAGCAAGACGAAGAGGATGAGTGGGAGCCACTTGACGTAATTGCTGGAGTTTAAAGATGGACGATATAACCAACTCAAACGAGTTTCAAGAACCTACCCAGCAAGACAAGGATTTGACTGCCTTTGTGGTAGATCACTGTGATCGCTGGAGAGATTACCGCAATACCAACTTCATTGAAGCCTGGCTTGAGTACGAGCGCATCTTCCGTGGCGAGTGGTCTTCTGAGGATAAGACTCGTGAGTCTGAGAGATCAAGAATTGTCACTCCTGCAACTCAGCAAGCAGTTGAAACCCGCCATGCTGAAATCATGGAGGCCATCTTTGGTCAGGGTGAGTTCTTTGACATTGCAGATGACATTCGTGATGTGAACAACAATCCCCTTGATGTTGCGATGATCAAAGCGCAGCTCATGGAGGATTTTAAGGTTGACAAGATCAGAAAGGCCATTGACCAGATTGAGTTGATGGCTGAGATATACGGCACTGGCATTGGCGAGATTGTTGTCAAGACAGAGAAGATGTTTGTGCCAAGCACTCGTCCTATTCCTGGTCAAACTGGACAGGCTGCCTTTGGCGTAATGGAGAAAGATCGAATTGCAGTCAAGATTGTTCCTGTTAACCCCAAGAACTTCTTGTTTGACCCAAATGGCACAAGTATTGACGACTGTATGGGTGTAGCGATTGAGAAATATGTCTCAATTCACAAGGTTGTGCAGGGCCAAGAGTCTGGTATTTACCGCAAGGTTGACATCGGCATAGACTCTGAGGACACCAGACTTGAGCCTACTCAAGAGATCACTCAATATGAGGACGATAAGGTCAAGCTGCTTACCTATTACGGCCTAGTTCCTAAAGAGTTCTTTGAAGAGATGGACTCTGAGATGGTTGATCTCTTTCCAGAAGACTCAATTCAAGACGATTACAGCAACATGGTCGAAGCCATTGTTGTGATTGCCAATGATGGTGTGCTTTTGAAGGCTGAACTCAACCCCTACATGATGAAAGATAGGCCAGTTTTGGCGTATCAGGACGATACAGTCCCAAATCGTCTGTTAGGCCGTGGCACTGTAGAGAAGGCGTACAACTCCCAAAAGGCCATTGACGCTCAGATTCGCTCACATTTGGACTCTTTGGCTCTGACGACAAGCCCCATGATTGCCATGGATGCAACTCGTCTGCCAAGGGGCATGAAGTTTGAAGTTAAGCCAGGCAAAAACATCCTGACCAACGGCAACCCGAATGAGATTCTTTATCCATTCAAATTTGGCAGCACTGATCCTGGCAACATGAACACTGCCAAAGAGTTTGAACGTATGCTTTTGCAAGCAACTGCAACTTTGGACTCACAAGGCATGGTGAGCAATGTCTCTCGTGATGCTGGCGGCATTTCGATGGCGGTTGCTTCAATCATCAAGAAATACAAGCGTACTTTGGTGAACTTCCAAGAAGATTTTATGATTCCGTTCATCAACAAGGCAGCTTACCGCTATATGCAGTTTGATCCTGAGCGTTATCCGACTGTTGATTTGAAGTTTATTCCGACTGCAGCCCTTGGCATCATTGCCCGTGAGCATGAACAACAGCAGTTCATCTCGCTCTTGCAGACTCTTGGCCCCAATACTCCTGTTTTGCCAATTATTCTCAAGGGAATTATGACCAACTCATCTTTGTCTAACAGATATGAGTTGATTCAGATG